TGCGAATAACCTGCAATAAGTCACTTATGCGTTTAATGTTGTCATTGGCATATTTAACTGCACGCAGCTTATGCTTGATTTCCGCAGTCGGTTTTTTATTTTCCAATTCAGAATCACCTCACTTAATAAACCACCTAAAGACGAAAATTACGGTTGACCAGAAGCCGATCAGCATACCAATGACCAGAAGGAAGTCAATGTTCATAGTCATATTTCCTTTACATCTATAATTTCAAAATTATGAAACTCCATCACCGATAGAATATTATGTACTGCCATTACTGCGTGTTTACTATCATCGGCTTCAATACAGAAATACCGCTTGTATAACTCCATCTGTTTATTATCCTTATATGTGTAAAACCTTGCTCTAACTTCAAACTTCACGCCTTGCACCCCACTTTCGGATTTCTTCATTTAGTTTCGTTACTTTATCAGAGTGGCTATGTATATACTCTGACATTTCTTTGTCTGTTATGACAAACCCCACTGTCGGTTGCTCGTCAATAATCATCATTATCCGTTCCAGTTCTCCTTGCGATAAACAGACTTCTTTTTTAACTGTTTCTTTGATTTCTTTTTTTAATCTTTCAACATCTATTAACATCATGGTCTAACCTCCTATACCAGTAAGCCATCCATGAGAACGGCATCTGTACCGCTCCATCTGTCTTTCTTGCTTCAAGCCACCGCAGATAATACTTTTCGTGTCCTTTTGGCAGGCTTTTAATTATTTGCCGTTTCCTCATTTTCTTTCCTCTTTTCCAGTTCTGCCCTCACCGCATCCAATAACTCTTGCCATTCCTTGCGATAAGATAAATCCCAATTCATCTGTTCACGATGCCTAAACTCACCAAGAATATCGTTGTATAACACTGTTAAGCACTTTACGCTTACATACGGAAGTTTGTATTTGATATAGCTTGCGACTTCGGGCGGCAAATAACTATGCCGCCCTATTGCGTATCGTTCTGCACATTCCAAAATCATTTCAAAATCGTCATTAATTGCTACCATTCTCATTTTAAAGTACTCCCCACACCGCCTGTACGTTCTCCGTCTGCATCGTCATTATCCACGAGAAAATGTTTTGCGAAAATCCCTTGCATAAACCTATCCCCCTTATGGATAAGCATTGTTTCGTCACTGCAATTTCTGATTCTCGCTAAAATCTCTCCCTCGTTATTAGGGTTATTGTAGTAATCAGCATCAATGATTCCCACGCAGTTATTCAGCATTAAGCCGTATTTAATGCCGTAGCTGCTACGGATATACACCTCTAAATGTTCGTCTGCTGGCATACAAACCTTAATTCCTGTATTCAGATTCCGTTCCTCATGGGCAGGAATTACAACATCTTCCAATGCGTAAAAGTCGTATCCGGCACTGTTTTTCGTCTGCCGCTTCGGAAGTATTGGTCTTTCCTCTTTCGGTAATTCTGCGTATTCGCTGATAACTTCAAAATATCTTTTCATTCTGCCATCTCCTTTATTTTGTCCTCCACTAACATCATAAGCACCCTAACAATAAGCAAGTGCAACGAATTAACAATGCCGTGTTCGTGCAACGTGTCCTCCATCATTACAAGGTTTCCGTGTACCCTTAACCACTCACTCCTTGTGTGCATCCTGTCATCTCCTTTGCCATTGCATTAAGAGCGATAGTTTCCAGCCTGTGTTGCAGTTCCCTATTCTGCTTTCGCAGGAATTTCAGCTTTTCTTCTAACAATTTATTATGCTTTTTTAGTTTTTCGATTTCCTGTTCTTTGTTCACAATAAATACCCCCTTGTGTTACCCTTTAGCAGAACAATCATTAGCTTATCAAAATCCGTTAGCTTGTACTTCCTGCTGACTTCCAACGCCCTAATTATCATTCTGCTTCTGTTATTCATGGTATCTGTACCTCACCATCATTGCCATCGTTATAAATCCTTGCCAAATAGCCATTTGCCTTTTCAATGTTTTCGCTTGCAATGTCTATCAAGTTGTATATCATTTCAAGTTCATACTTAATATCGCCCCTCATATCTTCTTTTTTTAATCCTTGCACCATCTTTTTGGCATCTGCAATATCTTCATCAATGCACCCTAATAGTCGCAGTGTTTTTCTCATTCTTCCACCTCACCCTAATCCGACAAAACAATTTTTGTCTAATCCGTTTTTAATCATTCCTATTGGTGGATTTTTCCAAATGTTGACAAATACCAATGTGTTTTTTCTAACCTTAATTTTTCGACATTTCCATAGTGCCTTTACTCTCATTCTGTATCGGCAATTCATTCTGCCACCTCCACACCAAAGCTATCGTATACTTGCATTGTTGCCGTCCGTTGTGGCACACGCTTGTTCCATGCTTCGACTGCTTCAGATTCATAGTGATACCAACCACTTTCTGCACCACAACCACCATGTTCATAATCACATAATACGGAATATCTATCTCGCCACCCGTCTTTCCCTTTTCTAACAATGATTGTCGGTTCATTCCCACAGAATGGACATGGTTTTAATTCTGTCATGGTAACTCCACCTCACTCAATAGTTATTCCTTGCATTAGCTTATGTTTTCCGTCCGAAACTACTATTCTTATAAAAAATTTGCCGTTTCCACTATTAAACCCCTCGCTAATGATGTAATACGATTTGCCGTTTATCTTTAACCCTATAAGATACCTTTCCTTTGCTTGTTCATTAAAAAACTCTATTTTATACACGATTCCTGCTTCGGTTGTTATCATGGCAACTCCACCTCAATCGTCGTAACATTCCTCATAAATCTGTGCCAAAATGCACACCGCATCAGTAACAGCTTTTTGTGCTTCGATAATTTTATCGTTTGCATATTTGATTTCTTCAGCTATTTCCGGATTATCTTCAGCGCCAAACATTTTCGCAGTTGCTATACATCCTTGATTTAAATCGTCAGCTATCCATTTTAGCAACCTCAATGTTTTTCTCATTCTGGCACCTCCACCTTGCATTTCAATATCTGCCTTCCAAATTTCCAGCACTCATCCGCCGATGCCTTGAACAGATCCAGCCGATCCGTATAGTTTCCGCCCATCCTGTCCCGGATTACTACGACCGTATCGTCTGGCAGGGTAACTTTGGTTCCAAACGGGAGATGATCGGCAGCGGCCATACCGACAGCCGGCATCACACCGGAAGCGGTTGGGTTGCCCGTGTGACAGTAGGCGCTGACATTCAGGGTCTGCCAGAACACTGCCAAAAGAATCAGCTTTTTCATTCCTTATCTCCCCTCAACTCTTTGCTGTCTATATAAAACCTTGTTACCATCAGACATTCTAATTAAGACCGTTACAGGGTATCCATATATTTCAGCATCTATAGATTTGTAAACCGCATCAATAATTTCCTTTGGTGCTTTGTGTGATTTCTCGCACGTTTGTGCTTCGTCTATGCTTGTATATTCCGTATGGCAATATTCACACATATAGTGCTTTATTTCTTTCATTCCTTATCCCCCTTTTCAAAGCAATTAAGGATAACCAGCTTGTTAATAGCAACGTATAAATGATGCTTCGCAAGATTTATATGTTCCACCGCATCACACATCTCAAATGCTTGTTCCGTATTGTTAGCCGTTGCATTAATATTAATATCGTCAATTTCATCACGAATGTTTTTAAGTTCAATGATTAAATTTCCGTAATTGTTCATTCCTTATCCTCTCTCATTCTCTTTTGCCATTTCTCGTATAATGCCAATGCGGTTTTTCTTCGGTCATTTTCCCCACCTCTTGTTAGGGACATTTATGTCCTTATCAACTATGATGTTTTGCCAACGTCGGCACCTCGCAACTGACTACAAAATGTAGTCAACTCGCCAAATACTTATACATTACTCGCCAACCATTTTGGAGAGTTTCTCCTTCCGTTCAAGCCGTTCTGTTTCTTTGGTGATTATCCGCATTTCCCTGTCACTTATGGAATATGCCAAACACACATCTTGAACATCGCAAAAAATACAATCCCCATCGTTGCACGATTCCCTTGTATCGCAGTATTCCGACAGTGTCTTTGCCGCTTCTAAAGCCTGTCTATGTGTTA